AATAAGTATGTATAATTACATACCTACTTTTATAACTTTGTTATGGTTGTTTAAGAATCCATTTAATCTGCCACTATATCTACAGACACCAAAAAAAGACATATAAAACTATATGCCTTTTAAATAAAATCGCCTTAAATCGTATTCTAGCGGTTCGTTTTTTCGCTATTTCCCACTATTTTCTAGTATTTCAATCTTTAGTATTTCATTTTCAAAAAGTGAATAATTTTTATTGTCTTGTTCATTTAATACATCTATTTCTTCTACTTCTGGTTCATTATCTTCTGCAGGTACATATCCCACAACTTTTCCTATAAATTCTTTTTTATTATCAACTTTTACTTTTACTCTTTTACTTAAATATTCTTCTAGATTTTTCATAATATTATCCTTTCTTGTATGGAACTATATGAACTCCAGTTTTGCTATAATGAATTTTAAAACTATTTGTTTCTGCTTCTCCTTTTTTAGTTTTTACCATACCTATTTTTTTATCTACTTCTATAATTTCTTTCTTATCCCATTTTCCATTTTTATCAAAGTTTATTATACCTTTTCCTGCATATTTATTAACTAAATCTTGTGCTTCTTTACTAGATATTGTTAAATAACTTTTACTATCTATATAATTATTACTTCCCTTAATGTGTTTATCTTGTTTTCCCATATCAATTATTTTATTCGTATTACTAATATATTGTTTTGCAGCTTCACCACTAGTTATTCCTTTTGCATCTGCATATTGTGCTTTTAAGTTTTTCCAATTATCTATATCATTATACTTCATTTTTTGGAAATCTGCAAATGTTCCTGGTATATTATCTCCAAGAACATTTTTATATCTTTTGTATTGCTCATAGTCAGAAGATTTATTTTTATTCATCTTTACATCTATTTCAAACTCTTTCTTAGTTGCTGGATCAGAATATACATATTTTTCTAACCACTCATTATATGTAATATTGCTTGGAATATAATATGTTTTTCCTCCGGTATTTCTTGCAGCTCTTTCTCCAAACTCAAATTCATCTTTAAAGTATGGTGCTGTTGTTGTTCTACATCTAATATGATATGGTGGTGCAGTTACTCCTATTTTATAATCTTTCATATCAAATATTTTGCCATCTATTTCTCTACATTCTTCTGATGTCTTAGAGTCTAATGTTGCTATATTTATATACTGCTGTACCCATAATTCATTAAAACATTGTTTTCTTGATGCACTTGCAAAAAAGGCCGATTCAGTCATTACTAATCTTCCTGCTTTATATTGGCTTGTATTAAAATCTTTTGCAATTTTTTCTATAAGTTGATCTGCATCTCCTCTTAAAGATTTCTCTAAGTCTTTTTGCAATGTATCTAGCAAGGCCTTTTTATTTTTCCAAATTCTATCTGAAAATGTTTGCTCATCGCTTGTCCATGGTCTAGATATAATTTTTTGAATAGTGTCTACATTTAGGGTCGCAAATTTAAAGGCCACATTTGAACCTTTTTGTAATTCATATGCTGTTTTATAATAATTATCCTTATATGATTCAATTATAAATTCAGTTGTAGTTTCTTGTTCATTATAGTATAATTTTTCAATTTGTTGCTGTATTTGTATTTCTAATGCTTCTAATCTAGAAATATGAACTTTTGCACTTGCATTTTCTAATTCTTTTTTCCAAATTAAATCTATTCCATTTTCTTGGCCATACTTTATATATTCATTAATATCCCATTTTAATTCTTTTAATTCTTGTATATTTAACCATTTTTTTGCTTCTTTTAAACTTATTTGATTATTAACTGCAAATCTTACTAGCCAATTATTTATTTCTTTTTTTACTGAACTTAAAGTTCTTTCATATGCTTCTTGTAACTCTGTAATGTATTTTGCCTCATTTAATAATTGTGCTTTTTCAAGTTCTTCAAATCTTTTTGTCCAATATTCTGCATTTCTTCCCATTACTTATCACCAACTTTTGCACCATCTTTATTGCTAGTTGATTTATTGATATTTAATTCTTTTATCATCTTGTCATATTCTGATTCTTGTTTTTTAGCTTCTTCTTTTTCTTCAGTTTCTATTTTTTCTTCTTCATCTTCTACATCACTAACATATGGATGTCTTGATCTAATTGTATATTTACTTATTATTCCCATACTATTTACGCAGTTTTCAATTAATTCTTTTTCATTTACTGTCATAGTTTTATTAAATACAAACTCAACTTCTTTATCAGTGTAATCTTTCCCAGTTGTCATTTCTACCCAGTTATTATAGAAGAACATAAAATATTCTAAACTACTCTTGAATTCTGTTTCTATATTTGAACAATCAAGATCCAAATCTGCATATAATTGTTTTAGTGCAACTCCTGACTCTTGTGTTCCAAATTTTTCGCTTTGTGTATCAACTCCAGAACCACCTTCGTAAATATCTTTCCTTAATTGTTCTATAAAACTTTTAAATGCTTCTATATTTAGATTGATATCTTTTCTATCATAGTCTCCGTCTTCATCTAAAAATACAGTATTAAATGTAGCAAGGTTTTTTTGGAATGTTCCTGCTTCTGATTGATAATTTTTAACAACATTTACTCCATCTGGTGCATCATAAATAGAGTCTCCTGTTCTAGAACATAATTCATCGTAACAATCAATAAGTGATTTTAATAAATGAATTAATGGCATTTCATCACCATTATATTTAAAATAAATAAATGGTATTTTTGTCCATTTATGAAGTGTATCTCCTATTTTAAAGTGTGCTAAAATACTTATTCCATGTATATCTTTTCCAATTACTAAATCTTTTCTTTTTTCTACTTCTTCAACATCTTCTAGTAAAGTTGAACCATCATAAATAAAATATCTAACTCCATCTAAATCCCAGTATTCAACTTTTGTTCTTTTCTCTCTATCAATATCACTTGTATAAACCTCAACATCATAAGTCATTATTATTGCATCTAATATTTCGTGTTCTTCATCTTGCCATAATGGAATTATTCTTGTTGCATATCTTAATCTTGCTTTTAGATCTCCATCATTATCAATATATATTTGCCACCAACTTATTCCCCTTTTTACTGCTTCTATTAATGTGTATTTAAGTCTTTTATGCATTTTATTATTAAATAATGACTTCAAGATTTCTTTGTAATCTTCATCTTCTTTTTCATCTTTTGCTATTACTTGCTTTATGTTTGGTTTTTTTCTTAATAAGTATCCTGCTTTTTGATTTATCATTTTATATAGTATTGGATGTTTCAATATGTAATTTTTAGCATGAGGTGCAATTTCTTCTACTCCATCTTTATTTATATAAGTTCTTTTCTTATTTTTAATATCTCCTTCATTTTTGAAATATTTACTACCTTCTAGCATTTCTTTATACGCATCTGATTGTTTAAAATCATTTATTTGTAAATCAATAAATTTTGATAATTCCATACCTTTTTTTGCACCTTCAGTAATTATCATTTTTATTTTATCCATTTCTGTTATCATCTTAAATCTCTCCTTATTATACGAAATATGCTCCCCTCTTCTTGTTAGGGAATAGTGTTTGTAATAAGTATCTTAATGCATCTAGTGCGTGGTCATTTTGTTTTATAGGTTTGTCCTCCCCTTTTTCTTGTGCCTTTTCGTCCCATATATATGAATTGAATTCTCTAATAATATTTTTACATTTTTCTTCTACTATGTGAATTCGTTCTTCATCTAACCAATTTAGCACTAAATTAATTCCATCTATTACAGCATTATCTGCTTCTTTTACTACTATCTTGTTTTGCTTAAATAAATTAATTAAAGATGTTGCACTAGGGTCTATAATAACCTTTCTAACATCTATATCTTTTATTAATTTTTTATAATCTTTAAGAAACATATCATCTGTTTTTGTGATTTTCTCTTCTTGGCCATTCTTATTTTTCTTTACACCTTTGTTGTAATATTCGTCCAATATCCATACATGTGGTTTTCCATCTATGTATTTTATTCCACATAATAAAAACACCTGTGGATTTGTAATTCCATAATCAGATGTTACATAAAAATAATCAAATTTATTTGGAATATCTCTTGCTTTGACACAATGTTTTGATTTATCAAAATTAGGATATATAATTCCTTCTGCAAGTACCCATAATCCTAAAATAAATCTTTG